CAGAAGGGAGCCCTCGAATGATCTCGTGACGTGGTGTCACGACCCTATCTACAAAGTGAGTGTTACGATGTCAACTTCACGTCATAGGACGCAATCGTACGGGATTCTTCCCGGCGGTCACGCCCATGCGCTACATTATCTCTCTGATTATGATCAGGGAGACATGTATCCACAGTTCATCAAGACGATGGACGACGTGATTGGCAACCCCGATGGAGTCAATCCTTTGACTTTAGAAGTCAAGAATGGACTCCTTGGAGTGACGAATGGCCAAGTCTCATACTACTTTACGTGTGAGAATTGGTATTCTTCCTCTTGGGGGTGGGGACCGGCATACGTGTCGGCACCCACAGATTTGCCAGATGACACGGCCTCTGTCACAAAAGCTTGGTCAGGAACAAATCCGTCACGTCCAGAAATAGACGTTCCGGTGTTCGTGGTCGAGCTTAAGGACATTCCTGATCAAATACGTCATGCCGGAGATCGGCTGTTGCGAGTCGGCGACTTTCTCAAGAAGGGTGGCAAACGCTACTCTAAAGAGTTAGTCGCTGAAGACTGGCTTCAGCTTCAATTCGGATGGGCGCCATTGATCGGAGACCTGAATAAAATGATCCGATTCGTACAATACGCTCGAAAGCGTGTTGGAGAGTGGGATCGATTATATTCTGGAAAGGGCCTTCGTCGTAACTACACGGTGTATCGGTCTGAGGCACCAGGTCCCACTTGGAACCTGTACCTAGGACCGTCCTACGCTAACCACACTAGGGTGAGCATCCATACTAAGGTTGCTCATAAGAAGTGGGTTTCCACAGTTTGGAAGCCAACCTCTGCTCCTTGGTGGGGTAACGATAGGAATGCAGAGTTCACTCTAGCCAAACGGCTAGTTCTTGGACTCGGACCTGACGTCTCAATGAAGTCTATTTGGGACGCCATGCCCTGGTCTTGGCTCGTGGACTGGTTCTCGAACGCCGGAGACTACCTTGGTAGTCTTCGGAATACGATTCCAGTTACGCATCAAGACACATGCATTATGTACCGGCGTGACGTGTTAGTCGACCATGTCGACTTCCTGTCAAACCCGTATGGCGCAACTTTTACGCCATCGACCAAGCCGCTTTATACATTGGCGACTAGGTCGGTTTGGTCCGGTACTTCACCGCTACTCACTGCGAGCTTACCATTTCTTTCTGGTAAGCAATTGTCGATCCTTTCGGCTATTGCTACCACCAGAAGGTGGTACCAATAGAAACGACGAAAGGAGAAACCGAAATGTCGTTCACATCCCCTATCACTATTACTGTAAACTCGGTCGACTATGACCTTGTTCGCATTAATACTGACAACTACGGAAGCCACTACCGCTATGTGAGCTCGACGCAGCGCTTTGACCTTAAGGTCAGGCACAGTGCCGAGTCTCCCAAAAACGGAGTGGTAATGGACCGCCATAACGTCGAGTTGACGCAGACGGTCTTTTCCGGAGACGCCTCCATTCCGGATACTGTCTTTCAGTGTTACGCGGTTCTTCGGAACCCGAATACTGAAGTCGGTACCGACTTGGGACTTCTCTCGGCCGGACTCACTGGTGTTCTTGACACGAGTGCGTTCGTCGATAGTCTCGTTGGCTGGGATAACTAACCAGCCTTCCACGAGAGGGAACGTGAGCCTGAGGTCAACCTAGAGGAAAGGTCCTCCAATTGACTAAAAGCTCAGATTTCGATTTCGTTGGACTATACGCTGCGATGTTGAAAGATGTCGCAGCATATCTCCCAAACGACCAGATAGAGTGGGATCGTGACTTGTCACGGATCACCCTCTTGATGGAATCGAGAGGCGATAGTGTTTTCACTATCGACTTCCCCAAACTAGGTAAAGCACTTGATGCTTCACTTAGTAAGGGCCGTCTTATCCTTGATGGCTTGAACCACAGTGGTTCTCGTCATCCTGGGTCCAAAATCCCTAGACTATTCTGGGGGCTTTGGTCACGGATTTTCGATTCCGATGGTTGTCTGAAGCACGACATCGATGCAAATCATGTCTTCTTCCTTCGTTCGCTTCTTTATGCGTTCAAAGGCTTTAGATATGATGAGCACATCCCTCGCTATCTCTATGAGACAGTAAAGGAATTCTATGATGTTGATTCAGCTCTTCCAGAAGCTCCTGACCTTTGGTCGGAAGCCGCTGGTTTTGTCAGTCGTCGTAATCTCGGTAGTCTTCACGACTATCGGGACAGCGATCCTGACGTTCGAACGTTGTTCTCAACTAGAGAACCCGCTCGATGCGCTGATGTGCTCCACTTCGTCCAGCAATTTGCTGACCGAGTGGCTGGGGAAATCGGGTTCGTTGAACCCGAATCTCTCCAATTCAGACATGGGCCTGGTGCAGTCTCGGATCTCAGCAAAGGAGGCTATAAGTATAGCTTTCCCAACTGGAATCCCAGACTGGAAGTCTCATTCCCGTACGATCGATTCGGAACAAGTTCCGGATCTTACGACGAGATTGAGTCCACAGATGGGTACGGAATAAGGTTCGATGAACCATGTTCCAACCTCATCGCTGTTCCGAAGGGTAGGACGGGACCGAGGCTCATTGCCTCTGAACCGACCTGCAACCAATGGATCCAGCAGGGCGTTAGAAATTTTCTATACGCCTATGTGGAACGGAGGGGTACGCTTCTCAGTTCTTCGATTACATTTCGTAGTCAAGAACCGAGTCGCGATATGGCCCTTTCCGCTTCTAGAGACGGCAGTTTCGCTACTGTCGACCTTAAATCGGCTAGTGATAGGCTTTCGGCCTATCTAGTGCAAAGAATGTTTCGAGCGAACTTGAGTTTGCTCAACGCACTCTCTGCATGCCGAACTAGGTTTATACGGCAGCGAAAAGGCACTCCTGAGTATGATTCCAAATCTCCGGACTTGTGGAGATTAAGGAAATTTAGTACTCAGGGCTCTGCACTGACTTTTCCTGTCCAGAGTATAGTTTTCGCCATTATATGTGTGGGCGTCGGTAGATATCTATCTCCGTCATCCACATGGCGAGCTCTGAGCAGGCAGGTCCGCGTATTTGGTGATGATATTATCATCCCCAAATCCTGGGAGCCGCAAGTCAGGCTGGTACTGCACCAGCTTGGGTTACGCGTAAATGATACCAAAACTCACTCTGAAGGAAACTTCAGGGAAAGTTGCGGTATGGACGCGTACGGTGGTTACGATGTAACACCCGCACACGTTTTATGCGTACCCGACAAGTCCAAACCCCGGAGTGTAGCCTCGACTGTCGAAGCATCCAATAACTTTCATATGAAAGGTATGTGGAATGTTTCTTCATTCTTGGCATCGACAATTTCGAGTCAGAATATTCTGACCCGATCGCCGCACAACGGGTTGTTCGGTCTCGTATCCTTCAGTGGAACCCAAATTCCGTCTCGGAAGAGATGGAACAAGGATCTCCACTGTTGGGAAGCCTTCACTTTGCAAATCTTTGCAAAGCCCAAGGTATCGAGGAAGGACACGTCGGCTAATCTTCTCCAATTCTTCACTGAGTTCCCTGGTAACCACCAGGACCCTCAGTGGTATTGGAGATCCGCCTTGTTTCCCTTGCGGGAATTCAAGTCCGGAGTGATAACCG